TTTAGTTTTTTTATATTCTTTATTTAAAGAACTAATTATTGTAGAATAATGTGATTTTTCATTTATTTGTTGCATAATTTAATTATTGTTGTATAAATTTACTACAAGAACTACAAGTAACTGTTTCACAATTTTTACATTTAGATATATTACAAAGTTTTTTAAGATTATTTAACATTTCAATTGCTTGTAAATAATATCCAATATCTAATGATTTTTCAATAGAATCAATTAATAAATTCACAGTAATTGTTAAATTATTTGAATAAACAGTTGTAGAATTACAATCTATAGATTTTTCAGATTCTAATAAATAATTTAACATACATTTATAGTAAGGTTGTAAATTATAAGTAATTCCTAAAGCAGGATCTTGACAACTTGTACAACCTTCAGTACCTTCATAATTACTTTGAATTTCAATAAACCATATATCTGTAAAAGAGTAAACACTTACTTCTTCAGCATCTACTATAAAAACTTCCTTATTATTAATTTGCTCTAATTTATAATTTAAATCAATACTTAAAGATTCATCTTTAAAAGTATCAATATTCCATAATTGAATAGAAGTTATTATACTTCCTTCAATTGTTTCTACATCAATTGCAAGTTGTTGTCCGTCATTTAATATTTCAAAATTCTTTATTATCGATGCACTCATATTTTTGTGTAAAAAAAAAGCTGACTGCGTACAAATTAATGTTTACAATCAGCCTTTTTAGGTTATTATTTATTTATGTTATTATACTACTGGTAAATTAGCTGGTACAGTAGCATATGTGTCAACTGCAGTTCTAATTTGAGTAAGAATTGAGTTTGTATTAGCGTTATTAGCTAATGTATCAGTTCCTTTATCTACTGCAATAGTTAAAACTTTATATTGACGTTCAACAGAAGTTTCTGTACGTGGCATATAATGTTTAATATGAATAAGATTATATACTCCTGATCCAGAAGCATAAGTTGGAGTTAGATTACCAAAGTTTGCTGGATAACCATATTCTCTAGATGGATCATATTTAAATCCTTTGAGAACATATTCAGCATTAGTAACCCATTTGCCAGTTCCTGTTCCAGGTGCTGGTGCAGTAATTTGAGTAGTGGTTAAAACATCAAGATTTGAATTATTACCATTTGTAGGTACATTTTCAAAAACTTTACCTTTAACAGTAAATTGCAATTTACGACCAGTGTCACGTCCAACACGATTTGGTTGATATTGTTCTGTAATCAAAATTCCAGTACCATCTGCAACTGCTGTAAATTCATCTGATCCACGATTAGATAAATTTTTATTTAAAGATAGTAAAACACCATCCCTAACAGTTGTAGCTGTATCAGAACCTAATACTTGACCTGTTACATAATATCCTTGAATAGTTGTAAAATTTTCAGGAGATAGTTGATCTTCCAATCTAATTTCAACTTCATAAGTTCTTTTAGCTGCTACAACACCTGCTGTGTTGAAACCATCTATTTTATAAGAACCCAATACTTCTGCAGAATAAGCACTAACTGTAACTTTATCTACATATTTAGGATCAACTTTGTCTGAGAATTCAAATCCTCCAGGAATTCCATCTGCTTTTTGTAAAACATAAAATGGTTTTTTAGCTGCAACAGCAGTACCATCTTTAGAAATTACTTTTAATTCTTTGTCTGATGCTGATGCGATAAATGTTGCAGAAGTTGTTTCCGAAGCTACTGCATTTCCAATCATTAATTCACCAACTTGGTTAGGTGTTATCATTCTGTTTTAATTTTTAATTAATAATAATTTTTGTTTATAAATATCTGAAATCAGATTTATTTGGATTTTGACCGCTTAACCACGCAATCAATGTGGATTTTTTAATATTATTTTGTTCAGCACAATTTGCTGCATAATCCCAAATTTCTTTGGTTTTAATGTTAATTACTTTTTTAGCATTTGGATTGTTTCCTCCTGTATTAAGTTTTGAACCATAAAAATAATTATCTTCACCATATCTAATAGATTTTGGATTTTTTTTACCTTTCATAGGACTAACTCTACCAAGATTCTTACCTTTTAAAGCTATAGATAATTTATTTCTAGTTTCTTTTGAAGGTTTACATCCTGGTGAACCATCGCCACCATCAGTTAAATTAACTAACATCCCTAATCCTAAATCTCTTCTACCATATAATTTAATTAATTGAATTTCTGCTTCTTGTGCATTCTCCCAAGTTAAATTATCTGATAAAATTTCAATTATATAATTATGTTTTTTAACTTCATTTTTCCAAAAACTAGATCTTGTATTTTTTATATAAGGTCTTTTTTTATTTCCAATACCTATATAAAATATTTCATTATCTGATTTTCTTTTATGTATATATAAACAATACATTTTTTATTCATTTGTTTGGCTCATTTGAGCCTTTACTTGTAAATTTTGAGGTTTATAATCAGCCAGCGCCAATAACACTGCGCGATCTAATATTTCTCTACAGATTTCTGTGTTTAATTCACAAGATGTTTCTGCATAAATTCCATCAATTGTTAAATTATCTGATGGAAAAGCAGTATTTAAATTTGTAATAATAATAGGTTTTGGATATTTAATATATCTAATTTGATATTCTAATGAACCTAATATATTATAAGGAGATATAATTTCAACAACTTTAACATTATTAACATTTGATATATCTAATCTCCAAGCAATTTTACTATCTGGTTTTTCAAAAGGATTATCGATTTGAACATCATATTCGTCATAAGACATCGGTTTAATTGATAATGTACTACCATTATAACAATCTTCAGAAGTTATTTTAGCTTTCTCATTAACTATTAAAAATAAATCGTTAGGTACTTCATAAAATTTTGCTATTGAATCAATATTAGAAGAATTTGATATTACTGTAGATGTTTTATAATCTTTTACTAATTGATTTAAATCTCTACGTCTTTTTTCAGTAGCTTCAAAACCTTTTTGTTTACGATTACTTAAAGGATCATAATAATTTTTAATAATCTCAAGTTGAGCTTTACTTAGATAAACACTTAGTTCGTAATCATCAATTCCTGGAGCCGAGTTACTTGCTATAGCATTATAAGATATATCAAATTGGTTACGGAATTCTTGATTTGTCATAGTTATTTAATTTTTTCTATTTTAGCAGTTATCAAATCTCGAACATCTTGATTTTTAGGATTGTCTAGATAAGCAATTGCATTATCAAATGTGGCAATTTCTCCTGAATTACAAAGATCTAAACCATCTTCTGTTGAATATTTATTTGATTTTTTAAGAATAACACCTTTATCAATTCCTGTATTAATTAACATCTTTGTATAAAGAGATTTATCATTCATTACATTAACAAATTTAGTAGCTTCATTATCAATAAATTCTTCTAATTTATGTTGTAGCCAATCTAATTTAACTTCTGGTGAAATAGGTTTATTTGTAAGTAATTTAAGTACACTAAGTAATTTATCTTTATCATCTTCAATCTTACCATACATTTTAAACGCTTCTTTCTTAGCATCATATTTACCTTTAGATTCTAACATTTCCTCATTCTCTCTACAAATTGCAAATTGATAAGTTTGTTTAGTATTACGACTAGCCCAAGTTGGAGCAATTTCGTTTTTTAAAGATTCTAAAATCTTATATGAAATATAATCCATAGCATTGCTTAAATCTAATCTATTGTTAGCGTCTTCTTTATGTAGAGCAACTCTAAAGTTGTTCCAGAAATCACCATATACAGATAAATTTAAACCTGTAATAGATTCTAAATATTCTTTTTCTTCAGCAGTTAAAATATTAGCAATTGAACCATTTCTCATAAGAGGTGTACAAAATTTACGAACTGCTTTTGATAACAAACCACCCGAAATTACGTGATTTTTATCTACATTTGCAGCCATTCCTCTATTTCTATGAATATATCTAAGTGTAACTATTTCATTTGGTAATGTAAAATTACCTTTAATTGTTTCTGTTTTCATTCTTCTTTTTATTTGTCTTCTTCCGAAAGATTTTTAATTAGTTAAAAAGGGGACTTTTACATCCCCTATTTATTTTAAAGTGCACCATTATAGCTATTGTATAATAGGACACTAATTTATTTTAGTTTAACAATGATGGAATCAAAGATGCAGTTCTAGAAGCATCTTTTACTAATGAACCAACTCCTTCTACAAGAGCAGTCATTGTTGCAGAATCTTCCATCAATTGCATTGTTCCACCTCTACGACCTGTATAAGGATCTCTAATACCTGCCATATATCCACGTAATT